GTTCTAATACTTTTCCCGAGATTTTGTGCAACGCGCTGCACAAAATTAGTTATTGATATTTCCTTTTCTTTTTGCACTTTTATAATCTTAGAGCCTACTTTGTGATAACAGGAAATAAGTTCCCACCGCGCTGCGAACTCAGATTCTATAATAAGGCCCGATAGTTCTTGAAGAAATTCTTGATACCAGTCCGTGTTAATAAATTCAGCCATTTTTATCTCCTATTTTGCCTAAAAATTAGGCAAATACCTTATGATAACAAGTGAATGCTCCCCTCCCTAACGAAAGGGGCTTCTAAGCCGAAGCTAAGCCCTGCATTCCCAGGGCTAAGATATTCGAGGTTATAAATTAACCAATTATTTTTTTATTCAAATATGTATCTGTTACTCCTCCATTATTAAAATGTATAATAAATTGCCCTACAGTATCTTTATCAACTATTTTAGCGATTTTTAATATTTCTGCAAGAACTTTTTTTAAACCATATATTTCAATCGCAGTTTCAAAATCTTGTTTGAATTCACTCATTTCACGCTTTTCTCTTTTCTAGATTTTCTTCATGCGTTTTCCCACTTAATGCTATATTTGCTAGCTTATACATAAAATTATAGGCAAGATTTATTTGTTGCGCTGCATTTATTATTTCCCCCATTTCTTTATTGCCATCTATACAAAGACGCACTATTTTCATTGTTTGCTCTGTAATAGAATCAATAACGTGCCCTAAAATTAGCCGTCCTTCAGTAGTGCCAAGAAATTTTTTAAGTAAATCATTTTCTAAAATCTGTTTGAGAATGCTTTCTCTTTCTTTTTCCTTAAAAAGAGAAATATATTCTACAAGATCGCTATTTGTCCAACTCTTATTTTTTTCCATTTCAGCCCTTATTTCAATTTATTCACTTGCCGTTTCCCTTGCCTGTTGTTCCGTTGGAGACTGTGTCAATGATGACATCTGATTCTGCGTTGGCGCCGGCGAGGGTACAGTAGGGGCAGATCCCATGCCTTTTGCTCCTGTAGCTAATTGATATAATAATACAGATCGAGGGTCTTCTTCAAACATAAATTTCTTGAACGCCTTAAACGATCCCCCCATCAACTCAAGTATTTGCCCAATAATATAATTCAAAACCATAGGAGTCCTGGGATTCGGCACTGCTTGCACCATTCCCAAAATATTTTGCCACGATTTTATCTTAAACATCCTGCTTTCTTCTGTCTCCAATGCTTGAGAAACAGGCTTAAATTTATCATCCCGTTTTGGATTATAAGCCATTGCCTTCTCTTTTCCTATTAGCTTTTCTAATGTCTCAGACAACATAAAATCATTACAAAGAGTTAAAAGCATATCATAAAATTCGGAAAATCCTATAAATTCAAGGTTCATGGACTTCATACCAAGTCGGATATTAGCTCTAGAATTTATAATAGAAGCCATTGTGGCAGTCTCTGCCCGTTCAGGAGACATTCCCATCGTCTGAGGAGCCGTTGCCATACAGTAATCCATGCGAGAAGAAAGAAGTTCATGATGAACAATACCACCTTGGATATTGTCTTGAATTTTAATTTCCTCAAGGTCTGATAAATTTTCAAGTAAAGTAACTTTTTCGGGAGAAATTTTAATATCCTCATCAACTGCGAATCTTTTCCCTTTAAAAGCAGGAGTGATAGCAAGTTTGGTTCGATAATTCATTAAATTATAATTGTCGTTAATTGCTTTCTGAAGTTCTCTATTTACTTCTCCATCCCCAAAACCACAATCATTAACCATATCAACATAACACAAAAAACGACACATTGGTCTTTTAGTATGTCTTGATTTTCTAAATCCAATAATATGCCTTAGTTCATCTTTCTCCCTATTTTTAGCATAATAAATAATACATTCCGCATTTTCCGCATTTTCTAAAAATTGTCCTTTTTTATCAAATCCGGGAATGTATTTTCCATCTTTTTCAATAAGAGGATATTTCCCCCATCTTTCAAAAACAGTAAAGGTCTTTACTATCGGCAGAGGTTGTTCCTCCAAATTTTTATCTCTATTATAAGTTTTTTCACCTCGCTGTCCCTCCGGTTCCTCTTCTTCAAGTAAATTGAGGTTAAAATATCCCATTTCATCAGCTTCCGATTTTAATTCGTCTAAAGTTTTTTCAGTTTCAAAAATTATAAATTCTTTATCGTTTAATGAATAGGTATATTCAGGGGAAATATAGACGTTCTGAACCGGATAAATATCAAAAATAGGCTTATCTACCAGCACTTCATCTTTGTAAATTGGCTCTTCTATTGTTTGAAATACAGGTTTTTGAATAGTTGGATCGGTATAAGGAGCGCCATCTTCAGCAAGAAAATCCCCAGTAAGAGGATCCGTTACATAATCGGAACGGTAATTATAGTGAGATAATCTTTTTCTGATTTTTTGCCGGTATCCTCCCTTAATAATGCCATATCCGCAAGAAAAAACGAACATGATAAGACGCACTATCTTATGATAATAATGAGATTCCTTGTCCTTTAAGAGAGTATTTAACAAATCTTTAGCGGCTTTTGCTTCTGCTACATTTTCCGGATCATCAGAATCAATATCAGTCTCAATATAATCTGTGCTGCTGAAGTATTGGGCGACAAAGTTTCCTAACTGAGCTAGTAGCCGAGACGTAAATTCAGGTAAGGCAATATCTGATTCCCATTCATTAGGTTTTGCCTCCCTGATAGAATGAAGCATATTGCTATATACTTCAAAGTCTTCATTGATTTTTTTATTATTTCGGATAGCAACAGTAAGTTCCTTAGAAATATGAGAAAGAAGAGCATCTTGAATTTCTTTAGGAACCTTCCAATCTGATCTTTCTAATCTTGCGGTTTTATTCTTTGTCATAATTTATCTGCTTTTACGCCTCTTTTGCAGCGGCATTACGTCGTACTTTGTCGACCAAAATCTCTTCTGCGGCGTCAGCAAGATAGGCGACTTTCAATTTGAAAAACTTACAGAGAATCACTAACTTTTCTTTTATGGTAACTTGAGTGACCCCCAAACTTTACTCCTAAGAACATCGGCCATCTAACAAACCAGTTCTTTTCTCTTATCTTCATCGCCTCAAGAAATACCTTATTTGCCGTCGAGAATGATACCAAAGGGATCGAATCCATTCGGTAGAGATAATCATGCAATACCGCTTCCCTATGTGCTCTATCACCCCACAACAAGTAAATAACAGGTAATCTCGGAACACTCGCAAAATCTGTTTCAAATCTGCTCGGTACTTCTATTTTTCCTACTAAATTGCTTTCATAGGCTAAAGAAGAATCAAGCACCCAAATCTTATTATCCCTTAATCTCACATCAAGTTCCGTAAGAAATTTACTCATCTATTTTACTTAACATTGGCAAGAAGACCCCCCTGCGATAACTGGGGGATGAGTTGCCGCCTCCATATTTCGTATCAAATTCGAGTAGTATCTTCCGACTATAAATATAGCTACTTAGCAAGACAACAAAACATACTCCACAAAAAAGCGCTGACAAAACTCCAATTTTCTTCAATTTCTTTAACCTACTCTTCTCCTTCTTCCTTGAAATAGACTCGATGGT